TTTAAGCATTATGGAGATTACCTGATGCCGTTTATTGGCAACCCTGTTGTATCGCAGTTTCAGGCGCGCACTGCCACGCAAGAGTTCAATGGTAACGGTTCGACTACGACCTTCACCCTGAACCAAGCGGTAACGCAGGAAGATATCATCGTGTCTGTCGATGGCGTCGTACAGGAAAGTGATGATGCGTTTACTGTGCCAGATGGCACAACCCTGACGTTCACAGCAGCGCCGTCCAGTGGCACCGGCAACATCTTCGTAATCTACATGGGCGTAGCAGCATCGTCTGTAACGCCGCCGGAACAGAACAGAGGGACATTCAAGGGCGGGGCGATATTCCGCACCAATGCACAGAGCTTGACCTCTGATGTAACGATCCTTGCAAGCGAGAACGCAAACGTGACAGGCCCGTTCACCGTAGCCAGTGGCGTGACCCTGACTGTTGAAAGCGGCGGGACATTGGTGACGCTATGAGTACGTTGAAGGCAGATACCATTCAGAGTACCGGCGGCGGTGCGGCTACGCTGACGAAGCAACATGCTGCAAAACACTGGCTAAATATGTTTGGAGATGACGCCAGTATTCGTGACAGCTTTAACACATCGTCAACCAATGACGATGCGACAGGAAAAAAGACAGTAAATCTCACTACAAGCCATGACAGCGCAGATTTTGCTCCGGTAACATCTGTTGGTGAGACAATTTCTAGTGCGGGTAACAGGGCTTCAACAGCATCTCCAACGGATTCGAACACATATTTGTTTTACACTTCGTCGTCTAACAGCGGTTCTTACAACGATAACGATTATCAGACTGCCGCAACACACGGAGACCTCGCATGAGTACCATTCTTGTAAACACGCTGACTGGTACTAGCACTGCTGGCTCTATTGCAGTAACGGGTGAAGGCAACAGCACGACCACAAACTTGCAGCAGGGGCTGGCGAAGATGTGGTGCAGAGTAAATTACTCAAGCGGAACTCCCGTAGCTAGTGACTCCTTGAATGTTAGTTCTTTAGATGACGATGGGACAGGAGATATTGATTACAATTTTACAAACAACCCTACGTCATTGAATTGTTCTACAGTAGCAACAAGTGCATCAAGTTCTACTTCTACACTATTCACTGCTGTAGAAAGCACAAGCAATGCAAGAACATTGCAATATAATAGTAGTGGCTCTGCTGTTGACCATAACAATTCTATTTCAATGCACGGAGACCTCGCATAATGCCTAGCTTCGGTACACTCAAAGCAGATACCCTGACGCACTCGACTGCGGGTTCGCTGGCTACGAATTTTGTTGTGGAGGGTAGTGCGAAGGCGTGGGCTAATTTTGATGGTGATGCGTCGGATATACCAATAAGAGACAGTTTTAACGTAAGCGGTAACACAGATAACGGCACTGGTGACTACACGATTACATTTTCTACTTCAATGGCTAATGTAGGTTATTGTATTGCGGGTGCGGGTGAAGCGGGTGGCGGTGGTAGCCCTATGTGTTTAGCGGTTAATGATACAGATGGTCTATTAACAGGGTCCGCTAGAATGTACACAAAAACAGCTAGTCCTGCTGACAGCAATGTGGTTTCGGTGATGGCTCAAGGAAATTTAGCATGACGACTACACCAGAGTTTCAAGGCACACATCTATGGGATAGGCTTTGCTGGGCCAAAGAAAACCTTGATGGCGTGCAGTCAGACTATCGTGTTGTGTACGAGGACAGGGTAGACGAGTGTGCAAAGATACTTGTGCCGGACCCCAACTGGATGGCGTGTGCCTTGCAAGGTGGGATATTGCCGCCGGTGTGGGTATACTGGGAACTAGCGAAGGACGAGGCGCAGCCCGACTTCAAGAAACATACACGCGGTTACTTGCTGCATGACACAGAACCGATGGGGCCGATGACCGAAGAAGAGGCTATCGAATACCTCATCCAGAAGGA